ATAGGTGGCTTATTCGGCAAAGTGGTAGAAAATGCAGAAGGAATACTTGACAAAGTTATTACAACAGACAAAGAAAGAGATGAAGCAAAGCATGCTCTTAAGCGCTTACTACTCGACGCCGAAAAACAAGCATTCGCTAAAGAAGTCGAAGACAGGAAGAGCGCTAGAGATATGTACAAAGACGATGCACTTATTCAAAAAATACTTGCAACGTTATTTACGGCAGCGTACTTTGGATTAAGCTTCATGATGTTTAGAGTTTTTGTAATGCAAGATCTAGACCTTGGAGAATTTGAGATAAGTTTTATCTCTACAATATTTGGCGCAATGAGCGCAAAAGTTAATACGGTAGTCGATTTCTTTTTCGGCGGATCGTCAAAAAAGAATGAACAAACTAAATAACAAATAAAAATGGGAATAAATTCAACAGAGATAGCATACCAATTTGGTCAACACGGTAGTGGACACACTAAAACTGCGGCTAACACCTTGTATGCTCCTACAGGTAAAATAATAGTAGCAATAACAATGTTAGATGACGTTTCTTTTAGTGTGTTAGCTGATGATCGATCTTTTTATAGATTAACAACAGATGCTGATACAGAAGATGGTGTTGCTTACTTTGGAACAAAGTCGCCAGTATTACCAAACGGTGAAGATGATGATGGAGATGCTGTGGTATCTGAAGCGATAGCAACCAGCGTTGTTTTTCCAAAAGGACTAACAATATATGGAAGGTGGACTAGCGTTTCTTTACAAGCTGATTCAACTCATGGTATAATAGTATATTACGGTCCAGCATAATGTTAGGATTAGGAAATTCAATAATATCTAGTTCACCTCCCAACGAGTGGTCGTTTACCGATCCAAACTCAGTATCAGGTACTATAGGTTGGTGGGATTTTACTGTTGCTGGAAATATGTATACAGACGAGGGTTCGACTAATGTTTCTAGTACTGGCAATGGTATAATGAGAATAGATAATAGCGCTACAAGTGATAACAAACTTGGACTTTTTTTACAAGCAGTCGGTTCATTTAATCGTCCAACTTATAAAACTGGTGGAACAAATAGCAAAAGCTATGGTCAGTTTGATGGTGCAAATGATGCTTTACGTTGCCATTATAAATCTGGATCAGATAGCACTGGAGGTATAGCGACAAACAAATTATCTAATTCAGATGGGATGAGACTTGACAACTATACCTTATACTATGTCGCAAAAGCAGATATAGCTACTCCAAGTAGTGATGAGTTACTTGTACATATGTCAGCGCATGATGATAGTAACCAGCAGAACGCGGCATTTGTTAAATATGATGCTAATGTATCTGGAACAGATGATGAGCCTAGAGTTAGTTTTTACACTCAATCAACCTCAGAAGGAAACGGATCACCCCTGGATCCTGGTCAACTAATAACAACTAATACTGAACTTTGGACTATAAGAGCTGATGGCGATAGTTCGTCGTTTTATAAAAACGCAAACACTAGTCTCGGTTCAACTGGTCACGATATAGGTATAGAAGGAAAAATGACATGGAATAGAACTGACGGAACTGGAGCTTGGTTTCAAATTGGTGGTCAAAATAATAGCTTAGGAAATATTGTTATGAATGCTTTTGATGGAAATATATATGAAGTAATACTAGTAGAAAGAGCTGTAACAGACGTAGAAAATACAGCTATGGAAAACTACTTAATGACTAAGTATGATTTATAAAATAAATAATTAATAATTAAATAAAATTAAATAAAATGGCAAAAACAAAAGAAAAAGAAGTAAAAGTAAAAACAACTAAAGCGGTAAAAATTCACGCTAAACATTTGAAAGAACTACAAAACTTAGTTAACACTATAAATGCGATACAGTTTAACGTAGGTAAAATGGAAGTTCAAAAGCATACAGCTTTAGATGAATTAAAGAAGCAACAATATAAAGTTGGAGAAATGCAAGAACTCTTACTTAGGGAATATGGTTCTTATGATGTCAATGTTGAAGATGGCACCATAAATTGGCCTAAGCCTAAAGAAGAGAAAAATGAAGCATAATATAATAAGAAAGATCACTATAGGTAAAGATTATAAAAATGATTCAATGCACTATGCTGTTGGTCAAGATGTTTATGGTGGTCACAAAATTTGTGATATAATAGAGGAAGAAGACAAGTACTCTATTTATATTAGAAAAGGCGATGTGGTGATTCCATGGAAAGACTTCAACAAAAACATGGCAATATCAGTTGAGTATAATTTAGAATACTAATGAGAGCTTATAAAGATTTCATAATATCACCAATAGGAGATAGGTACAATAATTCTAAAAAGGTTGATGGTAAAGAGCTTATACTTAATACTGAGATATTTAATCACCACTATATAAACAGAAGAGCAAAAGTAATCGCTACTCCACTATTATTTCAATCACCCGTTAAAGTGGGTGATGAGGTAATAGTGCATCATAATATATTTAGAAGATGGCATGATGTTAAAGGTAGGGAGAGAAATAGTAGATCTTACTGGAAAGAAGACAAGTATATAGCATCAGGGGATCAAATATTTCTATATAATAAAAAAGCTATGCCTGGTTATAGTTTTGTTAAACCAATTAAATCGACAAATCCATACCATTACAAGTTAAATCTAGATATAGAAAAACCACTAGTTGGAATTGTTAAATACTCTGATGGAACTTTTAATAAAAATGAATTAGTTGGTTTTGATCCTAGTAGTGAGTATGAGTTTATTATTGATGGAGAAAGACTTTATAGAGTTTTAAATAAATTTATTACAATTAAATATGAATATCAAGGAAACGAAGAAGAATATAATCCAAGCTGGGCACAAAGCGGTTGAAGAATTAATTAAAGTTGCTAGAGAAGAAATAGTTGATTCAGACGAAGATATATCAGCCGATAGATTAAAGAACGCTGCAGCTACGAAAAAACTAGCTATATTCGACGCGTTTGAAATATTAAACAGAATCCAAGATGAAGAAGCTATGCTAGAGGGGAAAACTGTAGAAGAAAAAAAGGAAAGCACTTTTAAAGGATTTGCTGAAGGAAGATCTAAATGAGATACCAACAATCACTATATAGGATTATAGAACCAATAAGGTTAAGCACTATAAAAAGATTAAATAAATCTAAAAAGTGGAGTTATGGTTATAATAAAGAAAATGATGTAATTGTAATATCTAAAACTGGAATGATAGGTGAGATATTAGAAATACAAGGATTAAAAATAGCTTTACCAAAGCAACCTAATAAAGTTTATTCTTGTGATAAAGATCCAATTGCACAAGTTTGGAAACAGTTTCCTCCCAACCCAGCTTTTAAAAGAATAAAAACTGTATTTGATTGGCAGGCATATCCAGATGATTTTAAAGAAGAACATTACGGGTATATAGATGAGGAGTTTAGAAGAAGAGAAGAAGGTTTTTGGTTTATGAACAACGGTAAATCAACATATATAACTGGTACACATTATATGTATTTACAATGGAGTAAGATTGATGTTGGAGCTCCTGACTTTAGAGAAGCAAATAGATTGTTTTTTATATTTTGGGAAGCTTGTAAAGCTGATAAAAGATGCTACGGAATGTGCTATCTAAAAAACAGACGTTCTGGTTTTTCTTTTATGAGTTCAGCTGAAACCGTTAATTTAGCAACATTAGCGAGTGATAGTAGATTTGGTATACTATCTAAAACAGGTGCTGATGCTAAAAAGATGTTTACTGACAAGGTTGTACCAATAAGTATCAACTATCCATTCTTCTTTAAACCAATACAAGATGGTATGGATCGTCCAAAATCAGAACTAGCGTATAGAGTTCCTGCTAAAAAGTTTACTCGTAGAAAAATGGGTTTACACGAAGAGCAAGACGATATGGAGGGCCTTGACACAACTATTGACTGGAAAAATACAGGTGATAATAGTTATGACGGTGAAAAACTTTCTTTATTAGTACATGATGAGAGTGGTAAATGGGAGAGACCTGATAATATAAAAAATAACTGGAGAGTTACTAAAACTTGTTTGCGATTAGGTAGTAGAATTATAGGTAAGTGTATGATGGGATCTACCTCAAATGCTTTAGATAAAGGAGGTGATAATTTTAAAAACTTATATAATAACTCAGATGTTACACAAAGAAATAGAAATGGACAAACTAAGTCTGGATTATATTCTCTGTTTATTCCTATGGAATGGAATTACGAAGGATTCATTGATAAATATGGACAACCCGTGTTTAATGATCCTAAACAACCCACATTTGATCCACATGGAATAGAGATAGATTATGGAGTAATAGATCACTGGGATAATGAAGCTGAAGGTTTAAAAGATGACCAAGATGCTTTAAATGAATTTTATCGTCAATTTCCTAGAACAGAAGAACATGCGTTTAGAGATGAGACAAATAACAGCTTATTTAACTTGGTTAAAATATATGAACAGATAGATTTTAATGAAGGAAACAGAAATTCTTCTGTTTTGACAACAGGTAATTTTCAGTGGGCAAACGGAGTTAAAGATACCCACGTTTTGTTAAACCCAGATCCTAAAGGTAGGTTTAAGATTAGTTGGGTGCCAAACGCAAACTTACAAAATAATATCATTTATAAAAATGGTAAAAAATATCCAGGTAATGAACATATGGGAGCATTTGGTTGTGATTCATATGATATATCGGGAACAGTTAATGGAACTGGATCAAAAGGAGCTTTACATGGTTTGACTAAGTTTTCAATGGAAGATGCTCCAGCTAATACTTTCTTTTTAGAATATATAGCAAGACCACAAACAGCTGATATATTCTTTGAAGATGTACTAATGGCACTAGTATTTTATGGAATGCCATTGTTAGCAGAGAATAACAAACCTAGACTTTTGTATTACCTTAGAAGAAGAGGATATAGAGGATTTAGTATGAATAGACCAGATAAGGTTTGGAACAAGTTGTCAGTTGCGGAAAAAGAAGTAGGTGGAATACCTAACTCAAGCGAAGATATAAAACAAGCTCACGCAGCAGCAATTGAAATGTACATAAACGATCACGTTGGTATGACAAAAGAGGATACGTATGGTAATATGTATTTTAATGACACACTTAATGATTGGGCTAGATTTGACATAACAAAAAGAACAAAGCACGATGCTTCAATTAGTTCTGGTTTAGCAATAATGGCTTGTAATAGACATTTATATAGATCAAATCCTAAAGTGGATTTACAACCACTCGATTTAAATATATCGAGATATAACAATAAAGGAATTCAATCAAGAATAATAAAACAAGAAATATGAGAGATACTTTAGTTAATTTTCCTTCTCAAGCTGTTAGTGACTTAGAAAAGTTAAGCCATGAGTATGGCGAAAAGGTTGCCAAAGCTATAAGGCATGAATGGTTTTCTGATAGTACTAATAAATTTCAAGGAAATTTAAACGAATTTAGAAAACTAAGACTATATGCTAGAGGGGAACAGGCTATAGATAAATATAAAAACGAATTGTCTATAAATGGTGATTTATCATATCTTAATTTAGATTGGAAACCTGTTCCAATAATACCAAAATTTGTTGATATCGTTGTTAACGGTATGGCTCAAAGAGCTTATGAGATCAACTGTTATTCTCAAGACCACTATGGTGTTAGTAAGCGAACGGAATACATGGAGGCGTTGATGAGGGATATGCAAGCTAGAACTTTTAACGAGACGGTTAAACAAGCTTTTGGTATGGATTTGTATGAAACACCACCAGAAAGATTACCGGATTCTGAAGAAGAATTACAACTACACATGCAACTTAGTTACAAACAAGCAGTTGAACTAGCTGAAGAACAAGCGTTGAATGTTTTATTCGAAGGTAGTAATTATGATTTAGTTAGAAGAAGGTGTTTATATGATATATGTACTATTGGAATAGGTGCAACAAAGACTACTTTTGACTATAGTGAAGGAGCGAAAGTAGAGTACGTTGATCCTGCTGATTTAATTTGGTCTCACACTGATTCTCCTTACTTTGATGATTTATATTACGTTGGTGAAGTTAAAGAGATACCTATAAATGAATTATACAAGCAGTTCCCAGATTTAACAGAAAGTGAATTAGAAGAAATAACTGAATATTCTAGAGATCCATTAACGCACACTCCTAATCACGACAACAACTTGGTTCATGTTTTATATTTTAATTATAAAACACACTCACACGATATTTATAAACTAAAGAAAACAAAACAAGGTGGAGAAAAAGTTATTAAAAAAGATGATAAATTTAATCCACCTCCTGCTAAACAAAAAGAAGGGGAATTTGAAAAATTAGACAGAGTAACAGAGGTTTTATTTGAAGGTGTGTTTGTGTTGGGTTCTCAAAAGCTATTAAGATGGAGAATAGCTCCAAACATGATGAGAACCAAATCTGATTTTTCTAAAGTAAAAATGAATTATCAAATAGTTGCTCCAAGAATGTATGAGGGTAGAATAGAATCATTAGTTAGTAGAATAACTGGTTTTGCTGATATGATTCAATTAACTCACTTGAAATTACAGCAAGTATTATCTAGAATGGTACCAGACGGTGTTTATTTAGACGTAGATGGTTTAGCTGAAGTTGATCTTGGAAACGGAACTAATTATAATCCACAAGAAGCTTTAAACATGTTCTTCCAAACTGGTAGTGTTATTGGTAGAAGCTATACGGCTGATGGCGATCAGAACTTAGCTAAAGTTCCAATACAGCAAATACAGAATGGAGCTGGTGGAAATAAAATACAAAGTTTAATACAAACATACAACTATTATATGCAGATGATAAGAGACACAACTGGTCTCAACGAAGCTAGAGATGGTAGTATGCCTGACGCTAACGCTTTGGTTGGTGTACAAAAATTAGCTGCCGCTAACTCAAACACGGCAACAAGACACATAATGCAATCAATGTTATTCTTAACAGCTGAATCAGCTGAGAATTTATCTTTAAGGATATCAGATATATTAGAGTATTCTCCAACTAAAAACGCTTTTATTCAAGCTATAGGATCTCACAATGTTGCTACTCTCAATGAAATGAAGGAGTTGCACTTATATGATTTTGGTATATTTATAGATTTAGCTCCAGACGAGGAGGAAAAAGCTGTGCTTGAAAACAATATACAAGTTGCTATTAGTCAAAAGTTGATAGATTTAGATGACGCAATTGATGTACGGGAGGTTAAGAATGTTAAACTAGCTAATCAATTGTTAAAATTAAAAAGAAAAAAGAAAATGCAGCGAGATCAACAAATCGCTCAGCAAAACATGGCGGCACAAGCACAGGCTAACGCCCAGCAACAGCAAGCAGCATCCGCGGCTGAAATGCAAAAAATTCAAGCTAAAGCAGAAATTGAATCATCTGTTGAAGAAACTAAAAATAATTTAAAAATAGCTTATTTGCAAGAAGAAGCAAAGGTTAAAAAAGAATTAATGGCGTTTGAGTTTAATTTAGCTAGTAGAACTCAAGCTATGGACATTGATAGTGCTAGTAAACTAGAAAGTATGAGAGAGAGTGGAAAAGATAGGAGGGAAAAGATGAAAATGAATAATCAAAGAAAAATCGAAAGACAAAAAAGTGCTGGTCAATCTGTTAAAAAATTTGAATCGTCAGGTAATGATATAGTTACAGGAGGAGCGAGTATAGATAGATTTGGCATTTAGTATTTAATATTTTATAAAATTTTATTATGGCAGAAGAAACAAAAGCGGTTGAAGAAACCAAGGTTGAGGAACCTAAAAAACCAGAAGTAACAAAAGTTGATCTTAAAAAGAAAGCTCAACAATTAAAAAGTAATGTTACTAAGATTGATTTAAATAAACCACTAGAAACAGGTGAAGAGGTTGAGAAACAACCCGCCGATGATGATGTGGTCGTAGTTAATCCAGATCCAGTGGAAGAGACTAAAGAAGAGGTCAAAGAGGAAACTCCAGTGATACAAGATGTTACCAATGAGCTTCCCAAGGTTGAGGTACCTCAAGTAGAGATACCTAATGAACCTAAAGTTGTTTTACCAGAAAAGCTACAAAAAGTAGCTAAGTTTATGGAAGAAACAGGTGGGGATCTGAATGACTACGTAAAATTAAACAGAGATATATCTAAATTAGATGACTCTGAGGTTTTAGATGAGTACTATAGAGCTACTAAGTCTCACCTATCACCAGAAGAAAGAAACTTTATATTAGAAGAAAAGTTTAGTTACAACGAAGAGGAAGATGATGCTAAGGATATAAAGAGAAAGAAAATAGCCCTCAAAGAGCAAGTTGCCGAGGCTAGAGCCCACTTAGACGGGCAAAAGTCTAAATACTATGAAGAAATTAATTCCACGTCTGGTCTAACTGAGGAACAGAAAAAAGCAATTGATTACTTCAATAAACACAGCAAGGAATCTGCGGAACAAAACCAAAGAACACAAGCTAGTAAAGAAACATTTTTAAAGAAAACAAACGATCTTTTCAACGAAGACTTCAAAGGTTTTGATTATCAAGTTGGAGACAAAAAGTTTAGATTCAATGTTAAAGATGTTGATAAAGTAAAAACAACTCAAAGTGACCTTAATAACTTTGTCGCAAAGTTTGTCGATAAAAAAAGTGCATTAATGGAAGACGCTAAGGGTTATCATAAATCTTTATTTACAGCAATGAACGCTGATGCTATAGCCAGTCATTTCTATGAACAAGGTAAAGCTGATGCAATCAAGGAAACTATTGCTAGCGACAAAAATATAAGTTTAGATCCTAGACAACAGCATACAGCTGAAGTTGGAGGAATTAAAGTTAGAGCTATTGGTGATTCTGCAAATGATTTCAAATTTAAAATTAAAAAGAAAAATTAACTTAAAAATATATAAATTATGGCAATTACTCCAGGTGGTAGTTTAAATAGTGTGCCTGCTCCAAATCAGCAAGCATTACAAACAAACTACATAGATTTTACTGCTGAGGCAACTAAAGGTTGGGCTCAACAGTACCTGCCTGACTTAATGGAGAAAGAAGCTGAAGTTTTTGGACAAAGAACTATAGCTGGATTTCTTGAAAAAGTTGGAGCAGAAGAGGCAATGACCTCAGACCAAGTTATTTGGTCAGAACAAGGTAGATTACACCTATCTTACAAATGTCAGACTGCATCTACTACAACAATAACGATACAATCTGATATAGACGGAGCTGTTAGTGATACCTCAGATGGTATCTCTGGTGCAGCTGCTACTACTGGTAACTTTAAGCATGGTGTTAGAGTTAATGATACTATCATTATATCTGACGTAAACCAAGTGGTTAAAGCTTTAGTTACTGCCGTGAATGAAGACGTAATAACTGTTGCACCTTACGGAGCTACAGGTATTACTCATACAAACGTAGCTTTAGGTACTACTATACTAGTTTACGGTTCTGAATACGGAAAAGCTCAAAGCTACAACCCTGAATCGGGTTATGCTGCAGCTGGAACAGATTCAAGAGGCGCAAACGAACCAGAATTCAAAACTTTCCACAATAAACCAATTATCATGAAAGATTACTACGAAGTATCTGGATCTGATACTGGAAGAGTTGGTTGGGTTGAAGTTACTGGTGAAGCTGGACAGAATGGTTACTACTGGTACTTAAAAGCTGAAGCTGATACAAGAGCTAGATTTAATGATTACTTAGAAATGTCAATGCTAGAATCTGTAAAAGGTGGTGCAGCTGGTGGTTACACTGGTGGTGTTGCTGATGCTACAGACTCTATGATCTACGGTTCTGATACAGGTGATGTAACTGGTACTCAAGGTTTATTTAACGCTATTGAAGAAAGAGGTAATATTACTTCTGGTGTTACTGGTGTTAACGCTGCTACTGACTTAGCTGAGTTCGATGCTATATTAAAAGAATTTGATAAGCAAGGTGCTATTGAAGAATACATGATGTTCGTAAATAGAAACACTAGTTTAGCGATGGACGACATGCTTGCTTCAATGAATTCTTACGGAGCTGGAGGTACTTCT